GCACCCGTCGTTTGGTTCACATCGTCCAAGCTTATGAGATCTTCGGTAAACGTCGCATGAAAGCTATCGAAGTCTGTACTAATCGTTTTGACGAAGAAACTAAAACGTCGTTTATTGAACTCTATTGCAAAATTGATGAAAATGCAGATTACACATGGTAAACCACTTGACGTATCCATACATGGATGCTATCATAATCAATTGAGGTACATCTATCAAGCATGACTTTAAAATATAATGAAGAAGTTCTTCTCAAAGAGCTACGTGACTACATTACTGGAACCTATGGACAACACTATTCAGCAGGCAATGACGCAATTCAGACGTTAGATCTAATTGAAGCTTGTGGTGATGCAGAAGCATTTTGTCGCTCTAACATTCTGAAGTATGCTTCGCGGTATGACAAGAAAGGAACTGCCCGTCGTGACATCATTAAGATCCTTCACTACGGTCTTCTTCTCCTTCACTTCTCTGACAAATCTCAAATTACTGAAACATATTCTCAATGAGCAAACTCATTTTATCTAATGACACTCACGCAATCCTGAAGAACTTTGCTACAATCAATAGTTCTATCATGATTCGTGAGGGTAATACTCTGAAGACTATTAGCGTGGGTGAGAACTCTATTGCAGAGTTCAATTGCGAAGAGACTTTTCCACAGAGCTTTGGTATCTATGATCTGTCAGAATTTCTGACTGGCATGAGTTTGTTTGATTCTCCTGTTCTGGAGTTTGCCGAGCAGCATGTCAACATCATTGGTAATGGTCGTAAGGCACGTTACTATTTCTCTAACCCAGAGATTACTCTCAAGGCAGCACCAGAAAAGAATGTCAAATTCCCTGGCGCTGATATTGAGTTTAATATTTCTGCTGAAGACATCAAAGCTTTGAAGACTGCTAGCACGGTATACAGTCTCCCCGATCTATCATTCACTTCTGATGATGATCGTAACATCGCAATCAAACTCTTCAACAAAGAGGATGCTACTAGCAATGTATACGAGCAGACTGTCACTGGTAACTCTACGGGCGTTCATAATCTTTGTATGAAGATGGATAACCTCCGACTTCACAACGGTGATTATCATGTAGAAGTTTCCCAGAAACTAGTGAGCATGTGGAAGCATCAACGTCTTGACTTGAAGTATTTTATTGCACTTGAACCTTGATGAACAAGAAATTTTTATGGGTGGAAGAGTATCGTCCTCATACAATTGATGACTGTATTCTTCCTGCGAGCATTCTCAACGTGTTCAAAGGTTTTGTCGAACAGGGTGAACTCCCTAACCTGCTACTCCCTGGTAGTGCAGGTATTGGCAAGACCACTGTTGCGAAAGCATTGTGTGAGGAGATTGGTGCCTCATACATCGTTATCAATGGTAGTGACGAGGGTCGCTTCCTAGACACCATCCGACAGAAGGTGCGTACATTTGCTAGCACTGTCTCTCTGTCCTCTAGCAGCGCCCACAAGGTCGTTATTATCGATGAGGCAGACAACACCACCAACGACGTTCAGCTGTCGTTGAGGACCGCTATCGAAGAGTTCCATAGCAACTGTCGGTTCATCTTTACCTGTAACTTTCCTAATAAGATTATCGAACCACTGCATTCTCGATGCACTGTGGTTGATTTTAGGATCAAGAATGAGGACAAGCGAGAGATTCAGGGACAGTTTTATGTAAGACTGACCAAGATTCTTAAAGAGAATAATGTTACCTTCGACAAAGATGTCATTGGTAAGTTAGTCATGCGTTACAGCCCTGACTGGCGTCGTTTGATCAATGAGTGTCAAAGACATGCAGCTGCTGGTGAGATCAATGTAGATATCCTATGTGATATCGCAGATATCAAACTAGATGACCTTGTGAAAGCAATGAAGAACAAGGAGTTTACTACTATTAAAAGATGGGTAGTAGAAAATACTGACAATGACCCAAACATTGTCATGCGTAAAATTTATGATATCCTTTATGCTAACCTTAAAGGATCATCTATACCTGAAGCAGTTCTGGTTCTAGCCAAGTACCAGTATCAAATTGCTTTTGTTGCCGATCAGGAGATCAACCTGTTGGCATGTTTAACCGAAATTATGCTAGGATGCGAATTTAAATGACTGTACTACTGCGACTGTACTCTGGCGAAGATGTTATCTGCCAGATCAAAGAAGAGAATGACGAACGCTATCTTGTAGAGAATGCTGTTGTTGCTGTGCCTATGGAACGTGGACAACTGTCCTTTGCTCCCTGGTCTCCTCTTGCCAAAGAAGGAATTCCTTTGACTATCCCCAAAAACTATGTGGTGTATCAAACAGAATTGAATGAAAGTTTGACTCAATCTTATGAAGGATTGTTTTCTAAAGTAATTACTCCTCAAAAGAACATTATTATCTAATGAAAGTACCAAGTAAAGAAGAACTACTACACTTAAAAATTCAGGCAGCAATGCGTGAAAACTTTTTTGATACAGATCAGATGAAGTATCTTGGTGAACGTGTAGGTCACCATTGGTATCTGATTGGTGGTGTACATGAAGTTTCTGTAAGTGACATTGAAGATTTTGAATTCGCAGGCTATGTCGATGAAGAAGACAACTCCCCAGAACGTAAAGGAAGCGAATGAAGCTCTCTTTTATGCTACAATGAATCTACCTCATGCTGCAGCTCATTGTGGTATGACAGAACGTGAAATGAAAATGATCTTTCGTGAGTACCTTAAATATAATGACAAAAACTTTGAAGTCACTGAAGACGCCGTTGAGATACCCAGGAGGGAAGAGCAGGGCGGTAAGCAAACTGTTCCAGTACCTCCCAGACCTTTCCCTGGTAAGCGAGTATCGTGAACCATTTCTTGGTGGTGGTTCTGTTGCCATCGAGATTGGTAAACGTTATCCAAAACTAGACATCTGGGTGAATGATCTGTATGAACCACTCTATAACTTCTGGAGAGAACTCCAGGAGAATGGTAGAGAGATGCGTGATCAGTTGGTACAACTGAAGCAACGTTATTGTGAACCAGTATCAGCTAAAGTATTATTCCAACAAGCGAAAGGAAAAGTAAACGATGATCAGACATCCAATTTATCTCGTGCTGTTGCTTTTTACGTTGTTAACAAGTGCTCTTTTTCTGGTCTCACTGAATCCAGTTCCTTCTCAAAGCAGGCTTCAGAGAGCAATTTCTCAATGCGAGGCATTGATAAACTCCCAGACTATTCGTTGATGATTAAGAACTGGAAAATTACTAACTTATCTTATGAAGAGCTCTTCACCGACAATCGAGATACCTTCATCTATCTCGACCCCCCATATGATATTAGAGATAACCTCTATGGACGGCGGGGGAATATGCACAAGTCCTTCTGTCATGATACCTTTGCTAGTGACTGTGATCGCTTCATCTGTCCTCAACTTGTATCTTACAATTCGTCTCAACTGGTCAAAGATCGGTTCCAAGGGTGGACAGTAGGAGAATTTGCACACACTTATACCATGAGGAGCGTGGGGAGTTATAATACAGATCAAGCAGCTCGCAAGGAACTAGTCCTTACTAATTATGAAGTGTGAAGTCACCCTATTCGTAGCAGGCACCGTCTTTAAAGAAGAGGTGATTGCACGTAACTATTCAGAAGCAAGAGAAGTTGCTCTTGCTCGCAATCCAAATGCAAAAGTGATGAGTGTTACTGCTAAATTATGAGTTATAAACTTACTGATTATTTGTATTCAATTAATCAGTCGAAGAAAAATATACTGCATGGAGATAAGGAAGCTGTAAAAGGTTATCCTCCCTTCATTATTAATAAGTGCATGTCACATCATATTGATTCGATATTGTACGCCAATGAAATGAATATGCATCCTGAATTAGATAAGCAGATGCAATATGATTTTTTTATAAATAGTTTGAAACCTAGGAAGCGTTTCGCTCCTTGGGCGAAGAAGGAAACTCTTGAGCATCTTGACTTGGTGAAGCAATATTATGGATATAACCATAACAAAGCACTTGCCGCTTTAAGAATTCTCACGAATTCTGATCTTGAAACAATAGCAAAACTATTAGATACAGGCGGAACAAGATGAGCACTGAAATTGAAGTACAATGGCAACCTTCTGATATGGTAGAAGTTAGTCTGTCTGAACCAGACGATTTTCTGAAGGTTCGTGAGACGCTAACCCGTATTGGTGTTGCTTCAAGAAAAGAACGCAAGCTATATCAATCATGTCATATTCTACACAAGCAGGGTAGATATTATATCGTCCACTTTAAAGAGTTGTTTGCATTAGATGGCAAAAAAACAAACTTTACTGTCAACGATGTTCAACGAAGGAATCGTATTACCCAACTGTTGTCAGACTGGGGTCTCGTATCTGTAGTCGAAGCAGAACGTATTGAAGACATTGCTCCTCTCAATCAAATTAAGGTGCTATCATTTAAAGATAAAGACGATTGGATCCTAGAGTCCAAATACAATATCGGTCGTAAGAAGACTGAAGTATAATCCGAATTCAAAGGTAGGGTTTTACCACTCTACCTTTTTTTGTGTCTTGGTTAAATAGTATTGGATGCCTTCGGGGTCCACACAAAACACTCGCTAATAAAGGAGTTACTAATGGATAAGTTTGCATGGGATTCATATTCCCCACACTTTGTAGGGCTCGATGATATCTTTCATCGTCTAGATAGTATGTCAAATCATAATACAAACTACCCCCCTTACAATTTAATCAAGCATGACACCAGTAAGTATACTATTGAAATCGCTCTGGCTGGATTTAAACCAGAAGAGATTGAAGTATCTACAGAATCAAACATTCTCAAAGTTGCCACGAAAAATACAAGAAGAGATCCTGATGTCCAGTATCTCCACCGTGGAGTATCAAAGCGTTCCTTTATTAATACGTGGCAACTCGCAGACGATGTTAAAATTGGAGAGGTTACGTTCCTAGATGGTCTATTGGTTGTTCACTTAAACAAATATATTCCAGAGCATCAAAGAAAAATTGTTTATGACATTGCTGGTATTAAAGAGTTATTGTTAGAATGAAATCATTAATTATTCACTTGGTAGCCTTCTGGAATGTTGCTGTGGTAAATTGCGTCCAACCAGTCAACTGGCAGTATTGTTATCGAGTGGATCAATGGTTGATACCTGAAATGATACAAGGATACAAACTTTGGTCTGGTCAAACTAAACCATATCAAAACGAAAAAGAATATCTCATTACTAAATAAAGACATATCGTCGCCGCACGGGGGGTAACTGGCAAAATCCAGTTGACACCCCCCTTTTTTTGTGTTAAAATAAAGCAGTTCAATACTTTTCTATTATGGCAAACGCAATCGTAGTCCTGTCTGGTTCACACGAACGTCTTATTTGTGACCTTCAGGAAGTACGTGAAGGAGATGACAAAGAGGGTAAGCCTATTTGTCTCATCATGATTCGACCCTACACTTTGAACCTAGAACCAGGGTCTAACCCAGGCAACCAAGAAGTGCAAGTTCGATTCAATAAGTGGCTTCCATTCTCTATTGATACACAATTTAAAATTCCATTTTCTTCAGTGACATGTGTTGGAGCAGTGGATCCTGGTTTGGAAGAAGCTTATACAAGAACTGTAGAGCAAGCAGTAGCACAAGAACAAGCACAGGTGGAAGCGATGGCAGCAGCTGCTGACACTGGATTTGTTCCAGCAGTTGAGGAGGTAACTGATGCTGAAGCTCCTGCGGTTTGAGAGTCGCTGGATAGTCAGCGAAGTTGAAGAGATTCCTGGTGTTGAGTTCGGGGATCCCGATTGTGTGCTAAAATACCCCTGTGAGGTAACGGAAGATGGTCTCACCACCTTCCCACCTTTTTCCGATGACCGTGAGTTGGCGGTCAGGTCTTCAGACATCACTTTGATTGCTGAACCTGATAGCAAAACCGCATCGCTTTTTTACGAAACAAAATCTGAATGAAGTTTTACACCAGTGTTGAGCAAACAGGCAATACGATCCTAGTCCGTGGCTATGACCATGGTCTGCCTTTTGAGGATCGTGTCAAGTTTAATCCTACACTGTTTCTTCCTTCTAGAGTGAAGGAAGAATGGAAAACACTTGACGGTCGAAGTGTGCGCCCTGTGCAACAGGGTTCTATCGTGGATGCAAAATCCTTTATGGAAGCACATCGAGACCTAGAAGACTATGAAATCTGTGGTCAAACTCGTTTCCTTAATCAGTACATCTTTGAGACGTACCCTGATGAGGACATGAAGTTTGATATGAATCAGATTCGTATCTTTACTCTTGATATTGAGACGGGTGCCGAGAATGGTTTCCCTGACATCGAGTCTGCTGACCAGGAGATCCTTCTGATTAGTATCAAAGACTCTACAACGGGCAAGATCACAGTGTATGGTTCACGTCCCTTCATGAACACAGAGAAGGACGTGCAATACCTACAGTTCCAGACCGAGGAAGGTCTGCTGAAAGGATTCCTTCATGACTGGCAGGCAAACTGCCCTGATGTGATCACTGGATGGAACGTACAACTGTTCGATATGCCGTATATCATCCGCCGTATAGAGCGTATCCTTGGTGAGAAAGAAGCAAAGCTTCTCTCGCCTTGGAAGAACATCTATCCACGTAGGATCTTTATCAAGGGTCGTGAGCAACTTGCTTATGACATCACTGGTGTAGCAACACTAGACTATCTTGAGTTGTATCGTAAGTTTACTTACACCAACCAAGAGTCTTATCGTCTAGATCATATTGCATTCGTAGAACTAGGTCAGAAGAAACTAGACCACAGTGAATATGACACCTTCAAAGAGTTCTATACAAAAGACTGGCAGAAGTTTGTAGAGTACAACATCATTGACGTTCGCCTGGTTGACAGGTTGGATGACAAGATGAAACTACTAGAACTAGCTGTCACCATGGCATATGATGCCAAAGTAAATTTTGAGGATGTGTATTCACAGGTCCGTATGTGGGATAACATCATCTATGTGTATCTTGCACGTCAGAAGATTGCTATTCCACCTAAACGTAAATCACAAAAGGATGCAAAGTATGCTGGAGCGTATGTTAAGGAACCTATTCCAGGGATCTATGACTGGGTTGTCTCTTTTGACCTCAACTCCCTATACCCTCACCTCATTATGCAGTACAATCTCTCGCCAGAGACGCTGCTACCTACCCGTCACCCTAGCGCAAACGTCGAGAAACTACTTGCCAAGGAAATAGACACAAGATCCCTGGAGGGCGTCACAGTGTGTCCTAATGGCACCTATTATGACACAAAAACCCAGGGTTTCTTACCCAAGCTGATGGAGAAGATCTATCAGGAACGAACCATCTATAAAAAGAAGATGCTTACTGCCAAGCAGCAGTATGAGAAGACACCTACTGTCGAATTGCAGAAAGAAATTTCTCGCTGTAACAACATTCAGATGGCAAGGAAGATCCAACTCAACTCTGCTTATGGTGCTATTGGTAACGAACACTTTCGATACTTTCGATTAGAGATTGCCGAAGCAATTACTTTGTCTGGTCAGTTGTCTATTCGTTGGATCAGTGACAAGACTAACAAATACTTAAACAATATTCTGAAGACAAATGACATTGATTACGTTATTGCTTGCGACACCGATTCTATGTATCTTAACCTCGGTCCTTTGGTGCAGGAGGTATTCAAGGGACGAGAGGCAAATGATGAAGTCATTGTTGGGTTCCTTAACAAGGTGTGTGAGGTGGAATTTGAGAAGTTTATTGAAAGTTCTTACCAAGAACTCTCCACTTATGTTCGGGCATACGCGCAGAAGATGAAGATGAAGCGGGAGAACATCGCTTCCAAGGGCATCTGGACCGCCAAGAAACGATATATCCTCAACGTCTGGGACAGTGAGGGTGTTCGTTACAATGAACCAAAGATGAAGATCTGTGGTATGGAAACGGCACGTTCATCCACCCCTGCATTCTTCCGTGATAAACTTAAGAAAGGTTATACCATCATTATCAATGGTGACAATGATGATGTGATTAAATTCATTGATGAAGTAAGAGAAGAGACAAAAAACCAAGAGTATCAGGATATTGCTTTCCCTCGTGGTTGTAATAATCTCTCCAAGTATCAGTCAAGAACTGATATCTATTCTAAAGGTACACCTATTCACGTTAGGGGTGCTCTTCTGTATAATTTTTACGTGAAAAAACACAAGATTCAAAATAAACATGCGTTGATACAAGAGGGTGAGAAGATTAAGTTCTTATATTTGAGAACTCCCAATCCAATCATGGAGAATACCATCTCCTTCATGGGTAGAATACCCACAGAGTTCAATATCGAAAAGTATATCGATCATAAGATGCAGTTTGAGAAATCATTCTATGAACCTCTCAAGAATGTGCTAAACTGTATTGGCTGGGACTCCGAGAAAACTATTTCACTACTATCATTTCTTTAATTATGGACTTCTTATCTTCTATCCTCAAGGACACCAAGAATGAGTTTGCTTCTCGTGCATCTGATGGCATTGCTGCTGGTGACGTTGAAACTTTTGTTGATACTGGCAGTTATATCTTTAATGCCCTGGTTAGTGGCAGCATTTTTGGAGGTATTCCCTCCAATAAGATCACTGCTCTTGCAGGAGAATCAGGGACTGGAAAGACTTTCTTTTGCCTTTCTGTCGTTCGTAATTTCCTTGATCTTGATCCTGACGCTGGCGTCTTATATTTTGAAACCGAGTCTGCCATTAGTAAGCAGATGATTGAGTGTCGTGGCATCGACTCTAAACGTCTGGTAATCTTCCCTGTTAATACAGTGGAGGAGTTCAGGACCCAGGCAGTCAGGATCATTGACAAATATATGGAAACACCTAAAGATGAACGCAAACCTCTCATGTTTGTGTTAGACTCTCTGGGTATGCTAGCCACCAACAAAGAAGTGCAAGATGCTGCGGACGACAAACAAGTTCGTGACATGACAAAATCTCAATTGATTAAGTCTTGTTTCAGAATTCTTACATTAAAACTTGGCAAAGCTAACATACCTATGTTAGTTACTAATCACACCTATGATGTCATCGGTTCTTATGTCCCTACAAAAGAAATGGGAGGAGGTAGTGGTCTCAAATATTCCGCCTCTACAATCGTTTATCTCGGAAAGAAAAAGGAGAAAGATGGAACGACTCTCGTCGGAAACATTATCAAATGCGAGGCTAAAAAGTCTCGTCTGACAAGAGAAGGTTCCAAGATTGAAACAAGATTGTTCTTTGATGAGCGTGGACTAGAAAAATATTATGGATTGCTTGAACTTGGTGAGGCAGGGGGTTTGTGGAAGAATGTTGCTGGTCGATACGAAATGGATGGTAAGAAAGTCTATGCAAAGGCAATCTTGAAAGATCCCGAGCAGTATTTCACACCCGAAGTTCTTGCCAAACTAGATAAACAGGCGCAGAAGACGTTCTTGTATGGAGCAGACGATGACGGAGAAGCTTGAACATTCTGTATTAAGAAACCTGCTTTGTAATGAAGAGTATTTTCGTAAGGTAGTCCCCTTTATTAAAGGTGAATACTTTCAGGAACCATCAGAGCGAGTTCTCTTTGAGGAGATTCAAGATTTCTCTAACAAGTATGACAAGTA